TGGCATATGTTTTTGGTAAAGGTTAATGTCGGCATTAGAATTATTAATCAAACTCATTAAAGAGTCAGAAGGATGTAAACTTACCAGTTATAAATGCCCAGCAGGGATTTGGACGATAGGTTACGGTCAAACCAAAGGCATTAAAGAAGGAATGACTTGGACACAGAACCAAGCTGATGAAGATTTGATTAAAACGGCATTGCAGGTGCTTAATCAAGCGATTAAGGCTTCACCCATACTAGCAACAGTTAATATGGAAAAACAAGCCGCAATAGCAGATTTTGTTTATAATTTAGGCATTGGTAGTTACATTTCTTCAACACTGAAGAAAAAAGTAGACGCTAATGATTGGATTTTCGCAGCGGTTGAAATCAAACGTTGGGATAAAGCAGGCGGTAAGGTCTTAAAAGGTCTTACTATTCGTAGAAATAAAGAAGCAAAATTAATATTATCATGAACGAAATTACATTGTCATTGTCATTAGAAGAACTAAACATCATCATGAACGCATTGGGAGTTGGTCAATTTACCCAAGTTGCTCCAGTTATTCAAAAAATACAACTTCAAGCAGGCCCACAAGTTCAAGCGATGCCTGCTGAAGAAGTAGTTGAATAATTACTTATTGAAGCCGGGTATTGGCTCAATAGGTTGAATTTGAGGAAAAGGGGCAACTAGCATAGCAGGTGCTATTTGCTCCATTGGTGGTAAGATCGGCAATTCAGGTGTAGTAATGTTTGTGCCTAATGCCATTCTATTAATAGTCATTCCATTAGTACAGGTTGTTAAAGTACCAAAAGTTGTGCAGTTAATTGATTCTGCTGATGCTACATTAACCATTAAGGATATGATTAGTGCTATAGTAAGGTATAAGTTAATCATTCTAGCTTTATAAAGTTTAGCTTCTAGTTCTTCACAGTTATAAAAGATCATTGATGTTCCCCAAATAATTGATTGCGCTCTCTAGCCATCCTCAAGGTGCAAAAACGTTGATGTAGCCGTATCAAAACCATCGCACGTCTAGCACCTACTTTTTCCATCTCAAGAAGGGTTAAAACTTCTTCTTCTTCTAAATCCGGTAATACTTCATTTAGTTTTCGCCAACTTAATTTCATCGTAACTCCGCTATCGCAATTTCAGATAAAGTGCATTTCTCTTGTAAGACAGAATAAATGCGCTCGTCTATAGTATTTTCAGTCATTAAAATATAGCACCACACTTCACGTTTTTGACCACTCCGGTGAATACGCCCAATTGCCTGTTCAAAATACTCCAATGACCACGGCAATGATAAGAACACTATCTTATTGCCGTGATGTTGAAGATTCAAACCATGCCCTGCGCTCTTAGGGTGCGCCAACAACAACTCAATCTGCCCTGTATTCCAACGCTCAACAGCATTATCATCATCTAATGTTTGCGCGTGAGGGTATCTCCGTTTGAGTTCTTCAAGTTCTTCCTTGTACATGTAAAAAATCATTGTACAGTCTCTTTGATTTTCTGCAAGCAATTCTTCTAATCTATCGAATTTATGACTGGAAAACCATATTGATTGTGTGGAAGTGTTGAACTTACCTGGCGATTTACTGGGTGTAGTTGTCGAATGATAAACAAACCCAGAACTCATTTGCTGAAGTTTACCCGTCACTACTGCAAGATTAGTTGCAACCGCAGTTGCACTGGGAAACGCTACAACTAAATCCTTCTTCATAGTATTATAATGTTCCATATCCATCTGGCACTTAATCTCAACCATGTGCAAAGGTGGCATCAGATCAGCGTAATCTCCTGCATCCAATAGATAGGTAGCTGGTTTGATAGTTTTCATAATCTTAGGTAAGGAATCAGGCCGTGCAGCCCATTCACCATAATCACGATTCATCAGAACAAAATATTGTTGTAGGAAAGCGTTTTTGCTTCTGCCTAACAATGTTTGGTCTACTACTTTACATTGTCCAAACACATCTTCTAAACCATTGCTAGTAAACGATCCGGTCAAGCCCCAACGTATCTTGAACAAGTCTATCACTTTGAACAATGCTTTAAAACGTGATCCAGACGGGTTCTTCAAACGTGTCAGCTCGTCAAAAACGATGCCGTCAAAGCCTTGAAGCAAGTCTGGACGTTCACGGCAAAGCCATAACAGATTGTCGTAATTGGTGACAATTACATTAGCAGCGCAATTAAACGCTGCTATTCTGTTCTTAGCAGTTCCAATAGCTATTTCAATGAATATGTTAGAAGCCCATTTAAGCCCTTCCTGCCTCCAAACGTCAGTACACACACGTTTAGGCGCAAGCACTAAGAATCGTTTAACGTGACCGTCCTGTATCATCGCTTGCATAGCTGTTAGCGTGATGGCCGTCTTGCCAGCACCAACTGGCGCAAGGATCATCGCTCGATCACGGCTGTACAAGAAATCAGCAGCTTCATCCTGATAAGGTCTTAAAACCATTGGTTTCTCCAATTTAAATAAGCTTCACATGGAGTGCGTCCATACCCTGCAATTTCGTAAGGCCCTCCACATACCCAAAATCGTCCTACTCGTTTAATTTTTGGTTTCATTATTGATGATCTCATTTATTTTTTCTGCGTTATCTAATGCGCTCGATAAAGTCATATTAGACAACACAACAGCGCCCGTTTCGCTATTGATAAAATAATAGAGCGGTTTGTTATTAAAAGTGATTATACTTTTTCTAAATGATAAACCGTTAACTCTACATAAATAACGTATTTCTTTAATTGTTTTTGTTTGATTCATTAAAAACGTTTTTCGCTTTCTCTGCGATCATTGCGTCTGCCATTTGGTAAGCCCATACAGGGATGTTGTCATTTCTTTTATAAGCACCTGTAGTGCTACTTAAAAGACCCTGCATAGCCATTCCAGCAAAGTGATCTCGGAGTGCTTCTTGTCTATTTGTAAGGAAAGCATTTCGATTCTGTAGCCACATGATTTGTTGCTTAAGATCAATTATTTCTTTACTCATAACACTTCCAAATAATATTTAAAATATATATCAGGACAGGAGTAATAAACACCCCTATAGCAATATTAATTGCTTCTCTATCTGCACTTTTATCTGATTCATTCATTCCCCACCTCCAATGCCGTGTGCTTGCTCTGCATCTCTGAAGCCAGCATAATAGGATGGAACATATAGTGGGTTATCTAGAGCGATACCTCTATATTTAGCTCTGACTTCTTCATCACTCAAAGACTCACGTTTTGGTGGTGCTGTGTAGAGCAAATCCCCATCCTTTAAGTCTCTATGTCTACATGTCAATTTAACTGTATGCTGAGAGTCGTCTGGGTATCCTCCAATAGTTATTACAATACCAACAGGCGTTTGCTCTTGCTCAGGTTGGTCTAGTGCAGTCTGTATGTCCCAATATAAGTCATAACGGGTTTCTTTTAGTCCGCGCAATACATCTCGTGCTCTTATTAGTAACTCTCTTTCTTTACTCATCATCTACTCCAATACCGTTTATGGAAGGTAACATTATAAAGTACATTACGCGCCATCGAAGCAAGAATGGCGCAGAAGATATAAAGAAAATCATACACTACTGTGAACTAATCTTGGAGCTTGAATACAATGAATCAACGAGATAAACAACGAAAAAGATGCCTTGAGTATTACCATAAGAACAAAAAAGCCATACATGAACGTGTTATGCTGAAACGTAAAATGGATCGTTTAAAAGCTGATGATGTAATCCCTCCAGTACCTCAAAAAAGCATCACCAAGAAAGAAATAATGGCTTTAATCGGCATTAAAGCATTGATGATGGATAAGATCGTTAAAGACCCTAAATATTGCATGCCTAAGCATGCCGCTACCCACATTGACGGTTCAATTCTATTTAACCGAGCCGAGATCATGGATTGGCTTCCATATATCAGAGAAGTTTGTGCGTTCATGTATAACCGTCCTCCGATCAAATTAACTGGCATGGCCGCCTCAATAGTTGAGTTCATGCGTCGCAGTAAAGACATGGAATTGTATTGTGATGAAATTAGACGCAGAGGTAACAATGGTTAGGGATGTAGACTACGCCCTCATATTGCAAGTGCTTTATAGCAGAGGCTACACCTTAGCTAGTATATCAAAAGTTACAGGCACAGCGGTAAGCTCGTTATCTAATGTTAAACAAGAAACTAAACCTGTACCAACTGGCTGGCATGATGGCTGGGAAGGAATGGCATTGCAAGACTATTACCGTAAAGCATTAGGTGAAGCACCACCCCATGTTGGGGATTACATTGAACTTGGAGACTATTATGAAGATGAAGTATCCATTGCCGAATGAAACCGCACGTTGCTTAGGAAGTAACTGCGATAAGAAAGAAAACTGCGCCAGATATTTAAGTATAGAGGTAGACACTAAAGATTATTTTTGGCATGGAGATTTTAAAAAAGAATTAAAACAACATGACTGTGATTTTTTTATAGATTTTAGGGGGAATTACTATGAGCATTGAAAGAGAATTGTTGGAACGTGCAATACATTTAATTGATGATGCGTATGAGGGGAAGATAGCTCTATCGTTATGCAATGAGATAAAAGAACTCCTCGCCCAGCCTGAGCAAGAGGCTGTTGAGGATAGGATTGCGCGATGGCATCGGCTGGGATATGAGC